TCATTATTGTTAGACAAAAGAGAACCATCAGATATTAAACAAAATAAAGATGGAACTTACAGAGTAAAATATGATTCTACTGAGATGGTAAGAAATATGCCAACTTTAGAAATTTGTAGAAATGAACATATCTTTCCAGACCCAAGTGCAAGAACGATGGAAGAATGTAGATTTATTATATATAAAAAATACATGACAATATCAGAATTGAGAGAAGATGGAATATATGATGAATCAAAGATTGATAGATTAGAATCGAAGATAAGATCATCCGAAAGAGAAGACACTGGACTTGGTTCAGTAAGAGATTCTGACGATAGAGATTATGGATATGATTCAACATATCAACCAAAAGACATTGCAAGAAAGAAAGTAGCAATACTTGAATATTGGGGTTTATATGATTTGGATGGTGATGGAATTGCAGAACCAATTGTAGCAACATGGGCAGATAAAGAAGAGTGTGATTTACACATTGGTGAGAATCCATATCCAAGTAAAAAAATTCCATTTGAACGTGGAGTATATTCTGCAAGACCTTTCTCTTTATGGGGAAATGCTCTAGCATATTTCATTGGAGATAACCAAAAAGTTAAATCTGGAATTATGCGTGGAATACTTGACAATATGTCTTTAGCAAACAATGGACAAAAGTTTGTTCAGCGTGGAGCTTTAGATTATGTAAACTTTAAAAGATTACGTAATGGGGAAAAACATATTGTAGTAAACAAACCAGATGCAATTGCAGATGGAAGTTACAACAATCTACCACCAAGTTTATTTACAGTAATGGAAATGATTAATCAAGAGACAAAAGATTTAACTGGCAATACTGGATATAATGCTTATTCAAGAAGTGATAACAGTGAGGATAATCCGACACAACTTACAATGTCACAGCAAAGGATTGCAGGTACAGTAAGAAATGTTGCAAATGTAATTGGTAAATCATTGAAAGAATGGTTAAGTATGGCAGAAGTATTCTTGACTAACGAGCAAATTGAAGGTATGTTTACTCAACAAGATGCAGTAGATTACTTTGCATTTGAAGATTCTAAGTTTGTTCAGACTACAGTTAAGGTAGGAACGGAAGCTACGAGATCAATGAGAATTCAACAATTAAATATGTTAATGCAACAATCAAAAGTATTAGGAGAAAGAACTCCAGAAGACACTATTTCAGCATTGACAGCAGAGATGTTTGAATTATTTGATATGTATGAGAAAGCAGAAGAAATTAGAAACTATAAACCTCAACCAAATCCAATGGCTATTAAAATGCAAGAGCTAGAAATTAAGAATAAAGAATTAGAAAATATGAAACTACAAGTTGAAATAGAAAAACTAAGATCAGAGTCTCAATTGAATATTACAGATGCACAAGCAACAGTAATATATAAACAAGCTCAAGCAGATAATAAAAATGCAGACACACAAAGAACATTAGTTGAAACTGCATTAATACCAGCAGAGATGGCAATTGATAGAATTGACAAGTCAGAGGTAAGAGTTACAATATGATAAAGGATAAAAATGGATGAAGAATTCGAAAAAGAAACTGAACGACTATTACAAGAAGCATTAGAGGAGTTTGAAGATGACGATGGAGACAATGGAGAAGAGACTGATGAATCTGGAGATGAGAGTATCAAATCTGGAGAATCAGAATCAGACGAAGAGTCGGAAGAAAACAACTCTGGGACTAGTGGAGACGGAGATGAGGACGAACATCAAGGAGACGATGAAGAAGATGTAAAATCTGATTTTGAACCAATTGAGGTAGAAGTCTCTGGTCACAAAGTAACAATTAATTCAAAAGAAGAAATGTTAGCTTATATTAAAGCTGGAGCATCTTCTTTCTCAAAAGAACCAGAAAAGTTTACAGAAGAAAAAACTATCATTAGTCAAGCTGGATTATCAGCAGATGATTTGAAACTTATTGCAGAAGCTAAAGCAGGTTCAAAAGAAGCAATTGCTTTAATTGCTAAGAGAGCTGGAGTTGATATTCTTGATGTTGAAAATGAGATGGCAGAATCTTACAAACAACAAAAAGAATATTATCAACCAAGTGAAGTAGATCAGGTAGCTGATGAGATTCTAAAAGATGAAGTTCATGCAAGTGAATTTAGAAGAATTTCTGGAACACTACCACAGGATTTCATGCAAGAAATCACTAGCAATGCTAGAGATTTAAAAGCATTTTCAAACCATATTAAAAATGGTATTGCACAGAAAGTTATTCCACTAGCAATCAATTCACAAATTGTAAATGGTGGAACATTCTTGGAAAACTATAATAAAGTAGGATTTGAAATGTCTCAACAAACAAAACAACCAGAACAAAAAAGAGAAATTGGTGAGAGAGAAAAAGAACTACGGAAGAGAGCTTCTTCTGGAAGAGGAAACAATCACCAATCACAAAGTACATCTGATAAAGACATATGGGATATGTCAGATGAAGACTTTGATAAACTAGACTTATCTACATTAAAATAAGACTCGGCAATGTCAATAAGACCGAATTGGGAAAATAGTCAGGAGCAATCTAAACAATAGCTAAGCCTGACAAAATTAATCAGGTAAAGCTCTAATTATCAAAGGATATAAACATGGCAGTTCAAGGAACATCAGGAAAACTTTCCGCAAAAATTCTAGCAGTATACGATCGTAAATTATTGTCTCGTGTAGTAGCTACTCAAGTATTCGATATGTTTGGTCAATCTAAATCAATCCCAGCAGGTTCAAATACTAAAACTGCATTTGCATATCGTTACAAAAACATTCTTCCAGCAACTACTCCTCTTGCAGAATATAATGGTTCAAACATTAAAGCAGAGAATAAAATTGTTCGTGAAGAAGTAACTTATTCAGTAGGACACTATGGAGATTATATTAAATATTCAGATGAACTCGACTTGTACGACTTGGACAATATTACTTCTTCATTCTTGGACATTCTAGGAGATCAAGCATCTTTGACTATTGACACAATTCGTAGAGATGTTCTTCGTGGTGGTACTAACGTAGTATTCGCAGATGGTGGAACTACTCGTCTTTCTGTAGCTGATGGTGCTAAAATCTTGACAGAGAATGATATTAAAATCATGCAAATCAAATTGAAAAATCAAGGTGCTACTAAATTCAAAAAAGTAATCACTGGTACTACAGCAGTTGGTACTCAACCAATTCGTTCAGCATACATGGGTATCGTTGCTCCAGAGCAAACAGAAGATCTCCGTGGATTGACTGGTTGGAAAAACGTTGAGACTTATGCAGACTACGGCAAAGCAATTGAAAATGAAGTTGGTTCTATCGGTGATTTCCGCGTAATCGAATCTACTAACAATGCTCCAGTAGTTCAAGTTGGTACAGATACAGAAGATCACAATATTTATCTCGGATACTGGATGGGAGAAAATGCTTATGCGACTGTAACTCTTCGTGGTAAACAAGGTATTCAAACTAAAGTTAAACCACTTGGTTCTGCTGGTGCAGAAGACCCACTAGACCAATATGGTACTATTGGATGGAAAGCAATTACTGGTTGTGCTATCCTTAATGAAGCATGGTTGATTCGTACTGAATCAGTAGCTTCTATCGAAGATGCAACAGCTAAACACTACTACGACTACACAGTCTAAGTAGCTCCTAAAGGATAGGGAACTTTTGTTCTCTGTTCTCTAATGGAGAACAAAATAAACTAAACAAGGAAAACATTTGGCAACAACAACGGATATGACAAAGAAACCATTAGGTTCTATGAATAAAGAAGAACTACAATCAATTTGTAAAACATTAGAAGTAGATTATTTAGATACAGATACAAACAAAACACTAGAAGATAAAATTCTTGAATCAGGTAGATATGCTACTAAGAAAGAAAACTCTGGTGGAAAAGTTTCAATTAAAGATGGAAAACGAATTCATAAAACTCTTGGTGAATACATCAAGGTAAGAGTTCATCCTACAGCAGTTCACAATCAGAAGACATCAATCTTTTGTTCAATTAACTTATTCACTGTAGAATTTCATCCAAACGAAACTGTATCACTTCCAAAAGAAGTAGTTAAATATCTAAAACATCTTGGTGAAGCAGAGCATTATTTTGATGCAAACTACATTACTGAAAATGGAAACAAAGGTGCTCATCGTACACGATTAGTTCCTAAATATATTGTAGAATTAGTAGATGAAGATTTAGAATAAAAACAAAGGATATAATATGTGGGAATCACTATTTGGTTCAGCATTGACTCCAGCAATCCAAGCAGGAGCAGGAGAAGCATTGGCAACAATGACACCAGCTCTAGCTGATACAGCACTAACAACTGGAGTAGATCAAGCATTAGCTGGTACACTTCCAAATATGTTAGGCAATAGTACAGCAGGTTTAGGTATGGATTCAGTGTTCCAACAATTAGGAAATGCACCAATGTTCACTGGAGATGGAATGTTAATTCCAACTGCTACAGAAGCAATGAACACTTTACCTACTGCTGGACAAGGACTATTCGATAACTTTGGTGACTACACTAAAATGTTAGGAAGCGATCAAGCACAGAATATTGCTAAAGTAGGATTCGGTGGATACAATGCTTATAATCAAGGCAAAGCTTTAGATCAAGCAAAAAATATTCAGAATCAACAATTAGCAATGTCGCAAGATGCTTACAATAGAGATAAGTCAGCAGATCAACGAAGACAAAAGTTGGTATTCTAATGGCAATGCAATTTAATCCAAGCACAGCTTTCTTGAGAGGAATGGACTTAGGTAGTCCTACTACTTCTCAAGGAGGCATTAATAATTTAATGCAGATGCAACAAAATACTATAAACGATGCTTTAAACGCATTTGGTAATATTGGAAAGACAAGTAGAACAAATACCGTTAATGACCTGATTGCAAGAGGTGGATTGGAGGGATTGAACGAAGCTCAAACCCAAGCCAGACTACTACAAGAAGCGGGTGGAACATTAACACCAGAAGGACAAGCACAAGTAGATGCTTTACTTCAAAGAACTGGAAAAGAAGATCAACGTAAATTTCAAACTGGTGAGAGAATTGCTGGACAAGAATTTAATACAACTGAAAGACTTGGAAGACAAGGATTTGACACACAAGAAAGATTATCTGGTGAGAAATTTAGATCAGGAGAATCTGCATTAGAAAGAGCACAACGAGAGAGATTGGAATTACTTGGTATTAAGTCGCAAGAAAAGATTGCTTCAAACAGAGATGCAACTGATAGAAGAGGACAATACAAAGAAGTTCAAGGTGCAGATGGAATGATGTATAATGTAACTCCAGAAGGAAAAATGATTCCATTAGTAAAAGGACAATTACCTTATGCTAGTGGTAGTGGAAAAGGAAGTGGAGGAAGCGGAAGAGGAGACGATGATGAGATATTCAAAGTCACTGGTGCATTAGCAGACCTTTACAAAAACTCAACTTCAAAAGGAAAATTAGCAATCCAAACATTGTATGAAAGTGGACACCTTCAAGGGGTAGACATCATTAAGACAGACAAAGATGGCAAACCATATACAGCAGGACAGAAAATGTTCTACAAAGGTGAACCAGTTACAGTAAAACAATTAAGAGATCAATTAGGATTAAAATAAAAGAGGTACAAAATGGACTTGAACGAAAGATTCAATAGACCTATACCTACAGACTTG